TAAAAAACCTGTTAAATTTATTATAGGTGGTTCTGGTGGTATTGGTTCATGGATTGCTTTTTTCTTAACCAGAGCAGGATTTTATGTAGATATCTATGATTTTGACTTAGTAGAAGAACATAATTTAGGTGGACAATTGTTTTTTGCAGACTCTATTGGTAAACCAAAAGTAAAAGCTTTAACAGATGTAATTTGTCAATTTAATGGAAATAATTTTGAATTAAATGCTCATGATAAAAAAATTGATGATAATACTTATTTTCCTCAATCTTACTATGGTCATTATATTTTTATTTCTGCTTTTGACAATATGACTGCCAGAGAAAAACTATTTAATAAGTTTACACAATTTTACAGTAACAAATCAATTAATAATAAAATCTGGTTTGTTGATGGTAGATTATTAATGGAACAAATGAGAATTTATAATATTTCTTCTGAAGATCAAAAAGCTATTCATGATTATATAGAAAATCATTTGTTTCCTGATTCTGATGTTGAAGAAGCACCATGTACTATGAAACAAGTTTCTCATAGTGCAGCTATGATTGCTACTCACATGATGGGTTTTATAACAAATATAATTGCTAATGAATTTGAATGGAAAGATTCTGTATTTAGAGTTCCTTATATTTGGGATTATATTATTCCTTCAAACCAAATAACTGAAAAATATGGATACGAACTTTAGTTTTAAAACTGAACATTTAAATATATCAAAAAGTTATCATCCTACTGTTACTTGTGTTATACCTAGTATTTCTAATTTTCAATTTTTATTTAATCATGGTAATCTTAATAAATTATCACGTCAAATATTAAAATCTAGTTCTAATTTTGATAAGTTATTTTTTCAATCTAAAAACTTAGTTTATATTGAAAAAGATGAAATATTAATAGGTAAAGGTATCATTCTTGATAAATATTGTAATATTCTTGCTGTAATTGGATTTGATAAAATATTCAGCAATTCAATATTAATAAAGAAAGAACGTACAACATATTATAATGATGCTTGTTTGAAAGTAATTTTAAATTCTGACATACTAAATAATAAAATATTTATTAAATTGTATCCTTGTATTCATAAGATACAAACTATTATTATTAGTAAAGAAGAATTAAATAAATTATATGAATAACAATAGAAGAAAAGGACATAATGCTGAAAGGTATTATGTCCAAATTTTTAAAGAATTATTTCCAGAATGTCAAACTAGCAGATATGCATCAAGAATGTTAGATGATGCAGGAGTTGATATTGCTGAAATACCTTTATTAGTTCAGATTAAAGCAGGATTACAAAAAGGATTAAAACCTGTTGATATTTTACAAAATATCAACTCTAAAATTCCTAATTCAAAAAAAGAACTTCCTAAATTATGTATTCATCATAAACAAGGTGTTCCTGGTAAGAAAAGAGATGAGTATTCATCAATAGTTACAATGACATTTGATGATTTTTTTAAAATTTTAAAATTAGCTTATGATAACAAGATCAAGTAAAGAACAAATAGATGAATACAGAACAATGAATGCAGTAAATCAATCTATGCTTAAGCTTCTAAGTGTATCAGGTCAAGCATTTTTAGAAGTTAAACAACCAGAAATGTTCTTTGAAGAAAAAGAACATTTTTTAATAGGAAGTGCTGTAGATGATTTTATTACTATGGGTGAAGAATATTGGGATAATAATTATCATGTTAGTAATATTGTTAAACCAAGTGAAGTAATCATGTCTATTGTTCAACAAGTATTTCATAGTAGAACTTCAGATGATTGGTTTCAACAAGATTTATTAAGTGCTATTGATGCACATAATTATCAATCTAATTGGAAACCAGAAACTAAAGTTAAAAAAGTAAGTGAGGAAGGTGAAAGATATTGGTTAGAATTAATTAATAGTGAGAATAAAACAGTTATTGATGTAAATCAATATGCTAAAGTTCAATCTATTGTCAATCAATTACTTACTCATAATTACACAAAAGGATATTTTATAGGTGATAAGGATAGAGATATTTATTATCAAGTTCCTATTTATTTTACATTAGAAGACATTAATGTAAAAGCATTGTTAGATATGATAATTGTTGATCATGAAACAGGAACTATATATCCTATTGATATTAAAACAATTGGTGATTATACTAAAAACTTTGATTATCAATGTTATAGAAGAAGATATGATATACAAGCATCTTTTTATACAGAAGCAGTAAATCATTGGAAAAATCAAAACTTTTTTAATTATAGAGTTTCTAATTTTAGATTTATAGTTGCATCAACTACTAAACAATGTGAACCTATTACTTTTATTACTACCTCAGATTTTATAAGTGCAGGTAAATATGGTTCTTCTAAAATGAGAGCTTTTAGAATAGGTGAAGTACAATATAATAGTGAATATTATATGTATGGTTATAAGAAATTAATAGACATATACAAATGGCATTTAGAAAATGGTTTTGATAAAGATTATGATGTAAATGCTAATATGGGTGTGTTTTCAATTGGTTCAGATTATCAAAGATTTTAAAGATGGAGGGAATAAAAATTCGGTTTAATGAATTAATAATTAATAAAACTTCTAGGTTTGTAAAACCTTCCCTAAGATTATATGGAGAAGATTTTGTTAGTAAAATTAGTTCTGTGTTTAAACTAGCTTATGGTTTAAAAGATGTAAACAACCCTAAAAATTATAATAATCATATTTTTATATTGGTTGATGCATCAAAATGTAGACAACATTTTATAGATACTTTAGCATGGGTAAGATTACAAGAATATTATCAAGATGATTATGCTGTAGATAGTTTAGTCAATGGAAGATTACACATGATTGTAATTAAATTACCTGATGTTATTGATTTATCTAAATTCTATAAGGGCAAGTATAGTGAAATGTATGTAAATGAAGAATTAATAGAAATGTTAGAGGATAATGATAAAGCAATAGTTAAAAAAGATTCAAAATATAAAAAAACATTTGTAAATAAAATTAATAAGTATTTTGAAACAACACTAAAAGAAACTGAATTAAATTCTGAAGCTGAATTAGAATTACCCCCAAATATAGATGAATCAGAAATATTTGTTAACTTTGGAGTGTAATTTTTATTACACTCTTTTTATTTAAAATTCTATGATAATTAGTATAGCAGGTAAAATAGGCAGCGGTAAAGATACTGTTGCTAATATTTTTCAATGTCTTTGGTTAGAAGAACATTTTTTAAATCAAGGTAAATACATTAATTTTTCAGCTAATAATTTTGATGATTTAATTTCATTATTTGAAAGAGAATATAGATTAATTGGCAGATATAATGTTATCAGATTTGCTGATAAAATAAAATTAATGGTATCTTCTTTATTGAGTGTTCCTGTAATTAAATTAGAAGACAGAAATTTTAAAGAAACATCTTTAGGTGAAAAATGGAATAATTTAACTCCAAGAATCATTTTACAATTACTAGGTACTGAGTGTGGTAGAAATATTATTCATCCTGATATTTGGGTTAATTCTACTTTATCACATATAAAAAACAATGAAGATTATATAATTCCTGATTTAAGATTTAAAAATGAATATCAAGAATTAAAGAAATTAAAAAGTTATATGATTAAGGTTATAAAGTATGATGTTATTGATAATTATCATAACTCAGAAAATGATTTAAATGATATAACTGAATGGGATGCAATTATTATTAATTCTGGTTCAATGCAAGAGTTAATAGATCAAGTAAGAATTATTTATCAACAAGTAAAACCTAAGTAATATGTTTTTATTGTATAAAATTGAAAATGATTATTTCTTAGTAGATGGTAATAAACAAGAAACATCTTTATTTCCTTGGGAAAAAGATAGTTATGTATTACAAGTTTTAGCTACTACAAGGAGATATGATAATGTAACACTTCCTGAATTAAAAATTGAAAACATAGATAACTTAATTATAGGAGATGAAGAAAATAAAAAATGGAAAGTTGATGTTGATGAAAATTTAAAAATATATTTAAAAAACCAATATTTATGATTGAAAAACATCTTTCTGAAAGAATTAAATTTTTAAAATTTGCAGTTCTTAATTTTAATAATCCATCAAAATTTTCATTTGCTTTAAATGAATTATTGATAATTGAAGGATTGTTAAAACCTATTAAAAAACTTTTTATTGATCCTCCTAGTGGGTGGAGATATGGGTTTCCTAAAGAAATTAGTTCTGATATTAAAGATGTTAAAACTTGGTTAGTTGAAAATGGTTATCCCCAAGAAGAAATAGATAGTTATGGGGATAACTTTTATTGTAGATATTTTAATTATGAGGATGATGAAAACACCAATAGAAAAACTGATACATTATATTAAAGAAACATATAATATTGAAATTGATAATGATTTTGTTAGATCAATATTAGCAGAAGAAGAAAACACTTTTATTTATTTTCATGTTAAAGGTCAATCTTTTTCAGCAGGTCAGAATTTATTTAATATTAAAGAAGCAGAAAAAGCTTTTGATGAATTTTTTAAAGATAATCAAAGAATATGATAAGAGAATCTGTAAGAAAAGCATTAGATATAAAGCCATCAGGAAGGAGTAGTGATTTCATTACTCCTTCTTTTATTCATGGATGTTTGTATCAATGTGCATATTGTTATATGCGTAGAAATAAACCTGAAGGTTTATCAATAGCTACTAATGTAAGTGAAATATTAGAAGTTATTTTTAACCATGCTCAAAGTTTAGGAACTAAAGAAATTCCTAATCAAACTCATTCAAATTTATGGACTTATGATATTTCATGTAATGAAGATTTTGCATTACATTTAAAATATCATGAATGGAAAACTATTTTTGATTTTTTTAAACATTCTGATTTACCAATAATGGGTACATTTGCTACTAAACATGTAAATGATAAATTATTACATTATAATCCTGATAAAAAAATAAGAATTAGATTTTCATTAATGCCCCAAGAATTATCTAATATACTAGAACCTAATACATCTTTAATTTCAGAAAGAATAGATGCTATAAATGATTTTTATTATGCAGGATATGATGTTCATATTAATTTTAGTCCTATTATAATGAATCCAGGAGTTAAAAAATTATATGAAGATTTATTTAAAAAAATAGATTATTATGTAGATGATAAAATTAAAGAAAATGTTTTTGCTGAATGTATTATGCTTACACATAATGATAAAATGCATCTTTATAATTTAGAACATAATTCAAAAGCTGAAGAATTATTGTGGTGTCCTGATAGACAAGAATCTAAAATTTCTTCATTTGGTTCTAAAAATATAAGATATAAAGTAAATTTAAAAGAACAATACATAAAAGATTTTGTAAAATTACATGATGAAATAATCCCTTGGAATAAAATTAGATACATTTTTTAACTAATAAAACATAAAACAATGACAGCAAAAGAAAAAGCAGAGAAGTTAGTTAATTCTTTTATTGGATTGAATAGCAAAAAAATGTCAGATTACTCAAGAATTGAATACCCAACTGCCAAACAATGTTCATTGATTACAGTAGATGAGTTGATAAATTATAGTAAAGTTCATGGATTCATTGGACTTACAGAATATTACAAAGAAGTTAAAAACGAAATAGAAAAATTATGACACAAAAAGAAAAAGCAGAAGAGTTAATAAATAAATTTATTCCTCATACCAAAGTGTTTCATGAAGTATTAGGGTGGGAAGAATATATTGATTCAGCCAAACAATGTTCATTAATTGCAGTTGATGAAATTCTAAAGGTAGCCTTTTATTCTACAGATAAAATCTATAATTACTACATAGAAGTAAAACAAGAAATAGAAAGGCTATAACGGTTCTCGTGTTTGCGTAGTTGCGTATAACTAAAAAAAATATTGATATGAAAAACGAAATTGAACAACAGATTTTTGAAAAGATGAAATCTAAAGATTTTGGCGAAAGTATGTGTAATGAAACAAAATTGAAAGTTCTTAGATGGACAATGCAGCAATTACGCAAACACGATGTTATAGGAAGTTTGCCTTGTGAACATATGTATAGTAGAACGATGAACCAACCTTACCCCAGAAAGTGTGTTAAATGCGGAGAAGTTGAAAATGCAAATTTACTATAACGGTTGGCGATTGGTGTCTGTTATTTTGCCTTGCAGACATTTCAATTTTAAGATAAACTTAATAGGCAAAATTATAGCACCAATTGCTTGTTAGCTTTTGGTTTTAAAAAATTAACGATATGAAAGATTGGATGAGATACTTAAATGGATTTACAATTGGAATGTGTGTAGAATACTTGTATAGAGTAGGATATAGCCCATATCCAATATTGATTATAGCTTGTAATGTTTTAATTTGGGCAATAGATACCAAATTTTTTAAAACTTGAAGCTAACACAAAAGTAGGCGAAGTTTATTTCGCTTACTGACTGTTATCCGCAGTTTTAATTGCGGTATCTGAAACTAAAATAAGAATTTTATATTTTACTTAAATACGTTAAAATAAAATAACATGACACCAAAAGAAAAAGCAGACGAATTGTGCAAAAAAATGTTGTATCAAATAGAGTGGAATGCTCAACCATCAACAGTAAAAGGAGTAACCAAACAATGTGCATTAATAGCAGTTGATGAGATAATAAATTCAGAACCAAGATATCCATCTAATGTTGATTGGGATGATTGTGGAGCAACACATCAATACTATTATGAAGCACAAATGGAAGAAGCATTAAATTACTGGAAAGAAGTAAAACAAGAAATACAAAACTTATAACTATGGAAAAAACACAGACAGCAGTTGACTGGTTAGTTGAGCATTTAACAGCAATAGGACATTTAGAAATACCTCAAGGCAGTAATATAGTTACTGCAATTATTTCAGAAGCCAAAGCAATGGAGAAAGAGCAGATTGTTGAGGCTTATGATGCAGGATTATTTGATGGAACAATGGATGATGTGAACGATAGAATGCATAAACAATACTACAACGAAACCTATGGAAGCAAAGATTAAAGTATGTGTTGATCCTGGATGCGAGGCTGTCTATCATAACGTACCGCAGGTTGT